CTTTTACTCTGGAGTATAACGCTTTATTTACAGGAACATTCACTTCTCTTCTTGCCTCCCTTCTTTTTCTTCTTCTTTTTCTTAGTCGTAGAATGGTACATGGTAAGAATTAGGTAGTTCTTAATATATTCTAAACGAAGTTTGGCCTAATGTCTCTGGTTTAGCAAGGTTGAATTGTTGTAAACAAAGATAACCGAAAGCATCAAAAGCATGGTCAACTCCGAGATTTTTATTAGGTAAACCTGTATTTGGAGCGTAAGTCAGAGTTCGAAGTGCTTTTATTAATTCTTTACATCTTGGGTGAATAAAAGTTCTTCGATCTCCATTCGCATCAAGTAAAGCAGTATTAACAGAAGTAATTTTATCTCGTATTTTCCAGGGTGATTTAGGACTCATAACAGTAAAACCATTTCTTCTTAAGATAGTATGGTCAGTAACACCAACCCCACTTGTCTTTCTTGCACTACCCGTAGGGTCTGGACAAGCAATCACTCTTCGATCTACTCCATATCTTCTAATAACTTCTTCCGCAAAATCCCAAGTTGTTGCTCCACCCGTCAACATGATCTCATCAAACACATAAAGACAGTCATTATGCTTTACTGCACAGATTCCTGCCATCGGATCTACGTTAAAGTCCAATCCGATCAGCAAAGGCATCATGTGTAAATCCTGCACTTCCTTATCAATATTCTCGTCAGTAAAACTAACAGCTACTAAACCAGTAAGATTTTCAAAACTAGCTTCAAATTCTTGCCTGAATGTCCTGCCATCTAATTGACCTCTAGCTGCTTCGACTTCTTCTGGAGCAACATTACCCCCTTCAATCGTAGTAAAACTCCACCTTTGCCAATCATCTCTTTCGGTTTCTCCACAAAAACACCACATATCATAAAACCAGCTTGCAGTTCCATCAGGAGTAGAAATAAATAACGCCCACCCCTGCTTATCCGCTAAAGCAGGTCTAATAACTTCCGCCCATACATCTTGGTCCATAAACGCTGCTTCGTCTAATACCACCCCCGAAAGACTTCTTCCCCTCAATGCCATTGCATTTTCTGTTCCTTTTAACTCGATTGTCGATCCATTAATCAATTCAATCCTTAAATCTGTCTCGTTTTTACTCTTTATCCAGATTTTTGGCACTAATCTCTTTAATTCTTTCCATGCAATGTCTTTTGCCATGCGATACGTAGGTGCACAGTAAAAATATGTCTCCCCTGGTCGGTTTATCGCTCCACGAATTAATTCAATACAAGATAAGTATGATTTTCCAAATCTTCGACCAGCTACAAGGACACGAAATCGTTTTTCGCAGTTAAAAACTTGACCCTGGGCATATCTAAGACTGATTTCTGGTGCGGTTTTTACAGGCATACACTAAAAAATAACAAATTTTTCAACTATTACCCCCTTTTTATAGCCTAAATTCATATTTCTAGGTTATCATTCAATTAATACCTTATCTGATTGAGTCCGTGGCTGAATCTTTTATGTCTGGTTTTATTCCAGAAGAACAGAAACAACAACAAGAAAAAAGAAAAAGACGTTCTAAGTTTGCTTGCAATACAAAAGAGCATATTCAGGCTAGAAGTCAAAGATTGTATTCTCGTCAACTAGAAGGGAAGACAACAAGACAGCTAGTTTTAGAACACGCAAAGATTGAAGGCATCGCAGAAACTTCCGCCTGGAGCGATTGGAGTCGAGTAAAGCAATGGAATAATGAGGATTGGGAAAAAGATAGAGAAAATATGCTTCCAAGACTTCAAGCAATGAGAGTAAGATTATTTAACAAAGCAGTTTCAAAGGGTCAATTACAAACAGCAGCCCAAATATTAGATTCATTAGGCAAGGTTATCGGAGAGTCAGTAGAGACAGTTAATATTCAAGCACCTGAACTATCTATAAAAGTAGAAACAAAGTAGTACATACTTATCAGTAACGAAGATTACGGATATATATTTAAGGTACCCGCCTTACCCTACAGTAGCTAGCAATCTGCAACCCTCCCCCCTGTACGCTCTAAGGTGTCTCTGTGGCTCTCTGATGCCTCTCTGCTGGCGTTTTGGTGCTATAGTACCTTAAGATTTTTCGTCTCTCTCAGCCGATTCTCGAAGGAGTAATAATTACAACAAAATGTAAACATAATGCTTGCACTATTGCATAAGTATGCGGTAATATTTAATTAAATATTCTTATTGAAGCTATCGAGCCTGTCGCCAGTATCCTAGAAAACGACAAACGCTGTTAGAACTGATCTCGAGACATAGGCGAGCAGGTGCAATAAGAATTAAATAGAAACTGATTTTTACGGCAGGTTTTCACAGAGAAGAAAAACCGCAGATTTTCCTTTTACTTCTAGGCTGTATCACTCACGAAAATAACAGGCCAAACAGGAGCTAAGATCTTCGGACTAGCTTTCCTTTTGCTTTCACAGATTACTCACGAAGCTAGATCAGCCTACAAGTAAAAGGATTAGTTGTAAGACTGACTCAAGCAACAATAAACAAAATGCTAAATGTTTGACTTACAACTTACTTTTACTTCTTATCCAATTCATTTCTAATTATTCAAAATGAACTATTCAATCACTCGATTTACTGGCATTGATTACAGTAACAAATCTGCAAGATGGGATCTTGTAGCAGAAAGACATACTCAAGAATCAGCACTTGCAACCTGCAAGAGTTTGAATCTTAATAGACCTTTCTATCATCGAGTCGAAGTAAATTCAAAGAGAGTTGAACTTCCAAGATTTACAGTCTTGAAACCCAACATGAAAAGCAACTACGAACCAATTGTAATACCTGCAAGTTTTACAGTTAGAAAGAAATACAACTTCTTTCAAAAGTTCATCAGGAGGTTCTTCTGATGTCCGAGTTCGAGTACTTCTTCTATCAGGATCAGGAGGAGTTTAACAGACTTCTCTCTGACTCTTTTATTTACGATTTCGATTCTATGGAGATTTCCAAAAATGAAAATTAAAAGACTAGGAGCCAGTAAAACTTTACTGGTTCTTCCTTCAGGTTCAGAAGCATTTTTTAGTTATGACACTCCTGTAGCATTTCAAATGCACTCAGGAGAAATTTTCAAAACTGAAGAATATTACAGCCGAACAACTTCTAAGCATATCACCCAATACTTAAACGGGAGAGAAGCGGAAGCGGTTCCGCAGTCCATGATTAACCAACTTGTAGGAGTTTAAAAAAATGCCAGACATAGTTGATAAATTTTTCGAGGATTACAGAGTTCCAAAATACAGACAGCGTTTAGTCGCTGCCCTGTGTGCTTCGATCACTTCAAAAGATGATGAAAAATCAGAATTTTTTGCAGAGATCGCAGACTTTGAAGCTCTGGAATTTTCCACGAAACAAGTCGAAGCGGCCAAAAAAGACGCTTGTAGAATTTTAAAAATTAGGGGATAATTTCCCCTTTTTTTCCTGTAAAAATTTTTCATTTATCCTGTAAAAATTATGACTGTTATGAATGGCCGTATGAATGGCCAAAAAATCAAATTAAAAAATCTCAAAACGATCGATATTGAAGCTAAAGAATGGCGTGATAAAGTGAATGGCAATTCTTACTTTTCAAGTGACATAACACTTAATTATGGTATGAATGACCAAAAGATTATCAAACTACCTTTTCAATATGGTTATGGAGATTTTTATTATTATGCAAGTATGGAAAAAGTAAAAAATCTTTTTCCTAGATCAAATTGGGTTAAAAAGAAATACAATTCTTGGGAATTAAGAGATAAATATAAAATAATTATTAGACATTCTATTCAAAGAAATTGTTTAAAAAAGGAGCTAAACCAATGACTTTAAATGTTTTATTAATTGCTGATCCTTATGGAGCTTGTGGACATATCGCAAGCACTAAAGATAAAAAATCTTTAATAGATTTCGTGGAAGATCGAGGTTATGAAGCTGTAGAGTTTCAAAACGAAGATTACGACCCAAAGGAGGACACAGTATCAAGTCTCTCTGAGGAGTGCGGATATTTTACTGTTAAAAATTTACCAGATGTAAGCGAGGAGCTATGAAAAAGTACGAAGCAACCGATCCTGAAATGGTTCAGGCTCAAAAAGACTTAGCTAAAATGTCTAATTTATCTGATCGTGTAATTACTAACGATAAAGATTTATTCGAGGAGTTAAGTACGATCCAAAGAAAATTATGTGAAATTTCTGAATTAAAAGCTCATTTTCTTCAGAGATATGAAGACATACTTGATGAACAGCATAATTTAGAGACTCAATTATGTGTTTTTCAACATGAAATGCTCCATAGCTTCGAGCTAGTCTTCAGGTATTACAAAACAAAAAAGAAGGGCTTTAAATAGCCCTATCTTTTTCTAACTTTAATTTGCACCTAGTGAGAATTAATGTCTCATAGAGCTTTTTCTCTGACTTTAAGGCTTTAGTTAGTAGGTTATCCCACTCTTTAGAAGACAATTTATCGAGGTTGTATGGGTCAAAGCCCATTTCCTGTATTGAAAAGAGGTAAGACTTAATGAGACTCATAATTGTTTATATATATACCATATTAGTATATCATAACGCACTTGTAATGATTGCATATATATGTTATTGTTATGAAGTGTTCACTTATCCTAAATTTATGAACCGAATTACCAACAAAGATGTTGAATTTCAACTTGAAAGACTCAACAAACTAACAAACAATCCTACAGAATATTGGACTGATAAAAAAGCCAATATTGGAAATATTCATACAAGAGGTGAATATGGATACACCTGTATTATGCAAACAGTAAATGAAGGTGGAGGTGTTACTGATCTTGCAAGAGGTCTTACTAAACGTGAAACGTACCAATGGTTAAGAGCCGCTATAGCAGGGATTTACCTTAAGGAGGACTCTAACAATGGATAGAGATTTTCAAAAAGTTTTACAAGCCTTAACTGCATTTGATAAAAAAATATCAACTTTAGAAGATGTAGTTAAAAATATGGCAGAAGCTACTGCTAACTACGCTAGCTCCCAACAAAATTTAAATAAAGAACAATCTGAATTAAATAAAGAATTGGGAGAAGCTCTTAAATTCTTAGGTGAAAACCTAAGTCAACTTGTTAAATACATCAGAATAAAGGAGGGCAACTAATGGGTTTAGATATGTACTTGGAAGGCTCTTTTTCAACAAGAGCATATATACAACCTACCGATCAGCAATATGCTGATATGCGAGAAGGTAAGGAGGTAAAGGTTGAACAATCTCCTGAACTAAAAGATGCTATCGCTGCTATTGGTTTTGAAAACGCTCCAATAGATCATCAATATAATCATTTTCAGTA